TCGATGAAAGCGCGGAGTTGGTCGCGGGCAATGCCGTGTGCGTCGGACATGGTGGCTCCTCAGAACGGAAGGTCGTCATCGCTGATAGGCGGCGACGGCTGTTTCGGCGGGGATGGATTGCGGATGGAGGTGGCCACGTCAGCGCAAGCGTAGTAGCCGGCGCCCCGCGCTTCTTCTGTCCACTCGGAGCAGACGCAGGCTTGACTGAAATAGTCCGCCACGGAGGCGCAGCGCTCGCGCTCGGCGAGGATGGCCTTGGCGATCTCCTCGATCGACGCTTTGCGAAGCCCGGCTGCACCGCCACAGGACTCGGCGCAATTGCAGAGAAGGTTATCCAGCGCCTCTTCGGCTGCCTTCATGATGTCTTCGGGGATGATCTGGGCGTCAGCACTCATGCCGAGACCCCTTCGATGGGGCGTGCGCCGAAGATGTCGGGCCGCAGCAAATGCCGCGAAACTCCGGTGATCCTTTCAACTTCCAAAACGCGCGTCGGAGGGACCTTGTCCCACTGCAACACGGCAGAAGGCGTGATCTTAAGCCGACGCGCCAGTTCGCTGGCGCTGCCTGCCTGCTTGAAAACCAGGGTGAGTGGGAGGGGTTCTGTGCTCATGCCTGATTATAAGCATAACTAGAAAATATATTCAAGCAAAACTTTTATAGACGATATGGGGTTCCATAACTCACATGCTGGCTATGGACACGAAGGAAAAAGCCAAGATTGTGGGTGCAGCAATCAAGCGGGCGCGAAAACAGCGCGGCCTGGTTATGCGGCAACTCGCCGAACACCTCGGCGTGCACGTTGCAGCGATCGGAAACTACGAGAGCGGCAAGAACCTGCCCTCGACCGAGAACCTGATCGCGCTCTCCGATTTCCTTCGCGTCGATCAGGGCGCGCTTAGCCACGGCGAAGTCGTCAGCCTAACAGATGAGCCGCTCGCAGATGCCGAGCGCGTGACCGACCCTGCCCCGCCGCCTTCCGGTCCCTTGGATATTGAAGTCCTCGGAACCACAGCCGGTGGCGACGATGGTGATTTCAGGTTCAACGGTGAACGCCAAGGCTTCGTTCGCCGGCCGCCCGGGCTGATCGGCGTGGTGAAGGCTTTCGCACTTCATACGATCAGCGACAGCATGGTGCCGCGCTATTTCCCCGGCGAGCTCATATACGTTGGCGGCCGAGAGCCAGTACCTGGCGACCACATCGTGATTGAGCTTTTCCCCGAGAATGAAGGGGAAGTCGGGAAATCCTACATCAAGTACTTCGTTCGGCGGACTGCATCCGAGATCATCGTCAGCCAGTACAACCCGCCAAAGGAACTGACGTTCAACCGGTACGCCGTGAAGGCGCTATGGCGCGTGATACCTCTGGCAGAACTTCTCGGCTATTGAGGATATGCGCTTCCACTCGAACGCGCGCTCTCTCGCTCACAAATAGGGCTTGGACGGAAATGCTCTTCCCCGGCAGCCCGTCTTCCTGACAGGCGGAGCAAGTAAGCCGGGCCGACAGTTTCGCCAGCGGCGTCCCGCCGAAAATGCCAGGAAAGCGCAATAACTGGCCGACTTGCCACCAGCGCGCCCTCCCACAATCTGAACACTCGACAGACACGGACGCCACATCTCCCAAGAGTGGCTCGCTCGTAGGCAGCCTCATTCCTTTCTCCTTTGTTCACGTCTTGTTCTCACAATTGATTCTTTTTGCCGAAGAGTCGAGAGGCGTTTTCTAGTTTTGCTTTAAAGTTTTGCTTGAATCGGTTTTCTAGTTGTGCTTATATCCTTTTACAGCAGGACGCTGACGAGAGGACGAAGCAATGGCGATGGTTACCCGATACAGGATTGAAGATGAGGTCGGCCGGGTCCTTACCAACGAATATTTCTTCTCCCACGAAGTCGACGACGCTCTGCAGTTCCGTCGCGAAGACGAGGCTCTCGAAGAAGCCGCCGCATTCCCCGGGACGACCGTCGAGCGCTTCGAACGCTATTCGACCTTCCCCGATTTCTTCCTCTCCGAAGCCGTCTCGGTCGAGCGGAGCGCAGCATGAGCCGGCGTCGGGTGAAGCTTCACGAGCTGTACCGGGAAATTGAAGCGCTCGGCGGCGCTGACGAATGCGCCGACGACGAAGCATACAACGATGCAATCGACGACGTGCTGGCGATCCTCCGGGCATCGGGCTTCGGAGAGGGCTTCTACATTGACCAGCGCGAATACGAGAACCGCGCCCGCGTCTCGGTTGCCGCACAGATGGAGGCAGCCCAATGAAGGACTGCCCCGCCTCCGAGTTCGGCTGCACCTGCAACCGCTGCGCTGTCGATCGCGACGACGATCTTGAAGCGCTCAAGCAGTTCAACCGCGCAAGCTACTCACTCGCCATGTCCCTGATCTTCCTGGCTGCCGTTCTCGGCGTGCTTGCGGCCGGCCTTTGGAATGCCGACCGGGTTCAGGAACTCGTCGCCCACGAAAGGAACATCTGATGGCCATGCCCGACCTTGACTACAACCTTCATCGCCAGACCGAGGCGGCAAAGTCGCTTCTGTCCAGCCTTCGCGACCAAGGCGTTGACGATGACGCCGAACTGGTCGCTGACGCGATCGAGGGCGAAACCAACCTCCTCGAGGCTATCGAAGCTGCCGTCGCCCAGATCGACGAGTGCGACGTCCTCATCACCGGCTTGAAAGCCAAGGAAGAGGAATTCGAGACCCGCCGCAAGTCGATCGAGCGACGCGCCGAGCGCGTTCGGGCTCTGATCGAACAGGCGATGCTCGCCACCGATCAAACCTCGCTAAAGCTGCCTACAGCCACCCTGTCGCTCACGAAGCGCGCGCCCGGCCTGATCGTCAACAGCGAAGCGGACATCCCTTCCCGGTTCTTCGTCGAGCAGGAGCGCCCCGCGCCGAAGCTGGACAAGAAGGCCTTAGCCGCCGCGATCAAAGCCGGCGAGCAAGTGCCCGGCGCAAACCTCGACAACGGCAGCATCTCTCTTTCCGTCCGGAGGAAGTAATCCATGAACGCCATCACGAAATTCGACCTGTCGCCGCGCCAGATCGCGCTGGTTCAGCAGACCGTCGCCAAAGACTGCAACGCCGAAGAGTTCAACCTCTTCATGGAGGTTGCCCGGGCAAAGGGCCTCGATCCGTTCCTCGGCCAGATCATTCCGATGGTCTTCTCCAAGAACAACGCTAACAAGCGGAAGATGACGATCATCATCAGCCGCGACGGCCAGCGCGTCATTGCGCAGCGCTGCGGCGACTACCGGCCGGCGAGCAAGCCAGCCACGTATGAGCTCGACGCCTCGCTCAAGAGCCCGCTCAACCCCCAGGGCATCGTATCCGCCACCGTCTATCTCTGGAAGCAGGACCCAAAGTCTGGCGAATGGTACGAGGTCGCCGGCCAGTCGTATTGGGAGGAGTTCGCCCCGATCAAAGATGAATGGGCGGAGAACGAAAAGACCGGCAAAAACTACAAGACCGGCAAGCAGACGCTGGATGACTCCGGCAACTGGTGCCGGATGCCCCGCCTCATGATCGCCAAGTGCGCCGAGATGCAGGCGTTGCGCGCCGGCTGGCCGGAGCAGTTCACCGGTCTCTATGACGAAGCGGAAATGGATCGGGCGAAGATCATCGACTTGACCGCGTCCGAGATTGTCGAGCACGAGCGCGAGGAAAACCGCCTCAAAGCCGTCGGCGCCTCCAATTCCATCACGATCACCTGGGGCGACAATTGGGCGCTTGAAAATGTGCCCGTCGGCGAATTCTTCGACCGGGCTTGCGAGTTCATCGAAAAGGAGCCGCCGGCAAAAGTAGCGAAATGGCGGG